GGGCGGGCTACAGGGAGCGTCTGAGGGGCAAATTTTGAATGGTTCAGAAATTACCCGTGTGGCTCACCGAGCCGGAACGCAAGCGGCTACTCAGTCTGGATTTGTCACCGCGCGACCGGGCCATTGTTAGCATATTTCTCTACACCGGTCTACGTAGTAACGAGTTGCGACTCCTTGATGTTGAAGATGTTGACTTTGAAGCCAAAACAATCCTTGTGCGTTTTGGTAAGCGGGATAAACAGCGGATCATCCCGCTCCATATCGAAGCGCAGGCCGCCCTGGAGTCGCATTTGGCCGGGCGGTCAAACGGGCCGCTGTTCGAAAGTAACCGGGGCCAGCGGATCAGCTATGACCGGCTGCATTCGCTAGTCGGAGAGATCGGCAAGCGAGCGAAGCTGCGGAAGCATTTGCACCCTCATTCGTTGCGGCACTCGTTTGCGGTAGCTCTGTTGGACGCTGAGGTTGATTTGGAAACCATCAGGGACTTATTAGGACATAAGGACATTAGGACGACGATCATTTATCTGCACTGTTCGACGGCTAAGCGCCGGCGGGCGGTTGATCGTATCTAGCTTGTTTGGGGGAAGCGTTGGGAGACGCAACATTCAGCATTGTCGCTAATATTTTGTGGGTGGTTTTTTGGCTCGCCGTTGTCCACAGGTGCGACCAGAATAGGGAGTCTGATGGCTAGAAAATTTACCCACAGGTCGGTCCGGGCGATGGCGGAGGAGTTACTCAATCTCCATCAGGCAGTTGAGCGTTACAAGGAGCTGGAAGGGCTGATCAAGACGGGGCTTCAGCAACTCAAGCACAAGGAAATCGCCACAGACAAGGGCCGGGTGTTTATCTCGACCAGCGAGCGGGTGTCTGTATCGGCGGATTTGGCCCGAGAGGTCTTGGGACCGGACGCCGTGCGGATCATTCGGATCAAAGAGGTTGTGCCTAACGAGCTGATCAAAGCGTTCGTCGAGGTTGGCGACATCAGCCAGGAGCAACGAGATCGGCTCATGGCCGGGGCGGAGAAAACGCCGGTTGTGAGCCTGTATGTGAGACCGCTGAAATGAACAACGCGTTCAAGGGGTTCGCTAAGGCTCTTGCGGAGTGCGGCAAACAAATGAAACAGTTCGGTTATTTAATTGATCCCCCAAAAAAAGAGGAGGGCTTTGTGGATATATTGAAGTCTTTATTGCGCAGTCGAAAAGTATTGCTGGCCATTCTGGCGGTGGTGCAGACCCTGGTGGCACATTACCTAGATATTCCAACCGAAGTGTGGGCGTCCGTTGATGCGTTGTTGGTGGTGCTGATAGGGGCAATCGCCTATGAGGACGCAGCGGAGAAATCAAGCGGAGGCTAATATGCCTGGGGTTGATTTCTCGCAGTGGCCGGCCTGGTTGTTGGCGGTACTGATCGTTATTAACATCTTCAAGCAGCAGCTCGGGGCATTGTTCCCGGATTGGCTGCGTCATCGTCTGGGCCGGCAGGCGGACCGGGAAGAGTTTCAGCAGGCAATGCACGAGGTCCTGGTCAATAGCCGGCTGCAAAACGAGGCAACGGACCAGCTCCGTAAATCGTGGCGTGAGGAGCAATGGGCTGAGCTTTTGCAGCAAATGTTGGCCTGGCTGCGGGAGGATCTGCAAGCCGATTTGAAGTTGTTGCAGTCCGGACAAGCCTCGCTCCATGAGACCACGATCCAGGTACAGCGGAATACATCCCGCACCAACGATTTGTTAACGACGATGAATATGACCCTATCCTTGCTGGCAGAGCGAGGCCGGGGTAGGGCCGGGTCCGCCGATAACTAATGCCTAAACGTCCGTGCCGGCAGCCTGGCTGCCCAAATCTGAACTGCAAGGAGCATCGGGCCAAGCGGCTGGATGCGCGGCCATCGGCGGCGAGTCGAGGCTATGGCCGGCGATGGCAGCGGCTGCGGCTGATGTTTTTGCGAGCTAACCCGTTGTGTGCTGACCCATTCGGTTTGCACGCAAACAGCGGCGAGGTGGCGATGGCCGAGCACGCGGACCACATCAAGCCGAAGCGGGATGGGGGGCAGGATAAATGGGACAATCTGCAAGGGTTGTGCCATAGCTGCCATAGTAAGAAGACAGCGCTTGGTGGGTAGGGGGATCAAATCTCTACAACCTCGCCGACCGTAGACCGTGCGGGCCGCCTCGCGTTTATGGCCGCAAGATAGACCTATTTTCATGGGAATTCCGAGATGCTACCAGGACCACCCCCTAAACCGACCGCCCTGAAGCGATTAGCGGGCAATCCGGGCAAGCGGCCGCTGAATGAGAACGAGCCGCAGCCAGAGCGAGTGATCCCGGCGATGCCGAGGGGTTTACCCAGACGGGCGCGGCAATTCTGGAAGGCGCACGCGGACAAGCTGAACCGGCTAGGTATCCTGACAGAGCTAGACGGACCGGCTTTCACGATGATGGCCATCCATTATGACACAGCCTGGCAGTCGCTGGAGGCTATCAAGGTGGAGGGCCTGGTCATCGCTGATGAAAATGGGGCGCTACGGAAGAACCCACTGCTCCAGGTAATGCGAGAAAACAGTGCGGCCTTCCTCCGATATGCAGCGCACTTCGGGTTGACACCGAGCGCCCGATCCAGGTTGAGTATGCCTGAGCCACCAAGCGAAGATGATTTCTTTGGGTTCTAACGTGTGGGTGAGTTTTATTTCGATGAGACGGCAGCAGATCGGGCAGTCCAGTTTATCGAGCGCTTTCTCGTTCACACGAAGGGCAAGTGGGCCGGCAAGCCATTCAAGCTAGAGCCGTGGCAACGGGATGAAATCATCCGGCCACTGTTTGGCTGGAAGCGAACAGCAGATGGAACGCGGAAGTATCGAGAAGCCTACATTGAACTGCCGCGCAAAAACGGAAAATCAACCCTCAGTTCGGGGATAGCGCTGTTGCTGACCTTTGCCGACGGGGAGCCGGGGGCAGAGGTGTACAGCGCGGCGGGTGACCGCAAGCAGGCGGCCATCGTGTTCAACCAGGCCGCGCTGATGGTGAGGAAATCGCCGGCGCTGCGGAAGCGAGCGGTGGTTTACAAAAACTCAATAGTGATCGAGGCGACGGCCAGCGTTTATGAGGTGTTGAGCGCGGACGCACATACGAAGCATGGCCTGAATGTGCATGCAGCGGTGATTGATGAGCTGCACGTGCAGCCCAACCGAGAGCTGGTGGACGTGCTGACGACGGCGACCGGGTCCAGGACGCAGCCACTGGTGGTGTATATCACCACTGCCGGATACGACCGGGAGTCCATTTGCTGGGAGAAGCATGAGTATGCCCGGCAGGTCCTGACAGGAGTCATTGACGACCCAACTTTTTTCGCCTTCATCGCCGCAGCGGATGAGGCGGACGACTGGACAGACCCGGCAACGTGGGAGAAGGCCAACCCAGGCTATGGGGTAACGATTTCCAAAGAGTATTTGGAGAAGGAATGTAAGAAGGCCCAGCAAGTGCCAGCCTATCAAAACACTTTTAGACGGTTACATTTGAACCAGTGGACCCAGCAGGATACTCGCTGGCTCGATTTGTCGGCCTGGGACGCATGCGGATTTCCACTGCCAGATTTGAGCGGCCGTGAGTGTTACGCCGGGCTAGATCTATCCAGTTCAATCGACATTGCCGCTTTTTTGATGGTCTTTCCACCCGAAGAGGATGGATTGTACTACCTCCTCCCTCGGTTTTGGATCCCCGAAGAGGGACTGGTTGAGCGAGGGCGGCGTGACCGAGTGCCCTATGATGGTTGGGTGAGAGACGGTTTTATTAAGGCGACCGAGGGGAACGTGCAGGATTATGGCGCGATCCAGGCCGATATCGAGACGCTGGGGGAAACCTACAACATTAGAGAAATCGCCTTTGACCGGTGGGGCGCCTTCCAGATCAGCCAGAAGCTAGAGGGCGCAGGCTTTACGATGGTCCCGTTTGGCCAGGGTTTTGCTTCGATGAGCGCGCCGATGAAGGATTTTTTGAAAATTATCCTAGAGAAGAAGCTGGCTCATGGGGGAAACCCGGTGCTCCGGTGGATGGCCGATAATGTGGTGGCTAAACAGGACCCGGCTGGGAATATCAAGCCGGACAAGTCGAAATCGAGGAACAAGATTGATGGGATTGTGGCGGCTATTATGGGGTTGGACCGGGTGATCAGGCATGAGAATGACAACAAGCAATCGGTCTACGCATCGCGAGGGCTGCGGTCGTTATGAGGCTCGATCCGGCTGATTGGCTGGCCATTGCCGGCGTGCTGCTGGTAGGCGGCGGGGTGTGGTGGATCTATCCCCCGGCGGCGCTGATTGTGATCGGGCTGATCTTGTTGGGGACCGGGCTAGCTCTGGCCTGAGCCAAGGTGGATCAATGGGCATCCTAACCACAATATTATCCGGTCTGGAAAAGCGGAGCCACCCATCGAACCCGGCAGCCTGGCTGCTGGAGATGGGGCTGAAGCCGACGGCCAGCGGGGTCAATGTGACCGAACAGACCAGCCTGCAAAGCACGGCGGTGTTCAGTTGCGTGCGCATCCTGGCCGAGTCGGAGGCCATGCTGCCGCTGATTTTGTATAAACGGCGGCAGGATCGGGGCAGGGATCGAGCGACGGATCATCGGCTGTACCCGATCCTGCACGATCTACCCAATCCAGAGATGACTTCGATGGAATTCAGGGAGACGCTGACCGGGCACGTCGCATCGTGGGGCAACGCCTACGCCGAGATTGACTGGTCAAACGGGGGCTGGGTGCGCGGCCTGTGGCCGCTTCGGCCCGACAAAACGAGGCCGAAGCGGGTCAACGGGCGGCTCGTCTATGAGGTCAAGGTGCCCGGCCTGGACACGATCCAGCGGCTGCCATTCGAGCGGGTGATGCACATCAAGGGACTGGGGTTTGACGGCAACATCGGCTATTCGCCGATTGGCCTGGCCCGGCAGGCGGTGGGCCTGGCCCTGGCGACCGAGGAATACGGGGCGAGATTTTTTGGCAATGGGGCGCGGCCCAGCGTGGTGCTGGAGCATCCGGGGACGCTGAGCGATACAGCCTACGACCGGCTCAGACAGAATTGGGAGGACAAACACCAGGGGCTGGAAAAGGCACACCGGATTGCCATCCTCGAGGAGGGGATGAAGGTAGAGACTATTGGCATCCCCCCGGAAGAAGCGCAATTTTTGGAGACGCGCAAGTTCCAGGTGGCCGAGATAGCTCGATTATTTAGAGTGCCGCCGCACATGATCGCCGATCTGGAGCGGGCGACGTTCAATAACATCGAGGAGCTAAGCCTTGAATTCGTGATTTACACCCTGATGCCATGGCTGGTGCGCTGGGAGCAGGCCATCTACCGCGACCTGCTGAGCGAGATGGAGCGAACGCAATATTTTGCCAAGCACCTGGTCGAGGGGCTGCTGCGGGGGGACATCAAGAGCCGCTACGAGGCGTACCACATTGCACGGCTGGATGGCTGGATGAGTGGGGATGATATCCGGGAGTTGGAGGATATGAACCCGATGCCGGATGGGCAGGGGCAGATTTATTTGGTGCCGTTGAACATGGTACCGGTGGAGCAGGTCATTGATCCGGGCAATGGGGCGGGGACGCGAGGATTGATCCCCCCCAACCCCCCAGAAGGGAGAGAAGAGCGGACGGCGTTGGAAATTGAGACGCGGGCGCAAAACGTGGCGGCATCGCGGCGGAAGCTGGTGAAGGCATACCGGCGATTGTTTGACGAGGCGGCGGGCCGGGTGATCCGACGCGAGGTGGCCGACGTGCGCCGGGCAGTGGAAAAATATCTGACCAAGCGGGACGCTTTTGAATTCTCGACCTGGCTGAAGCGATTTTACGCCGAGCACAAGGCGTTCTGGAAGCGACAGGCTTTACCGGTCTTGCTCAGCTACGCCGACCAGGTGGGGGCGAACGTCGGCGATGAGCTGGGCCGGGAGCCGGGCGGTGCAGACGACGTGGCCAAGTTTATTGACGCCTATGCAGCGGCGCTGGCGACACGGGAGGCGGGGTCGAGCCATTTGCAGCTTCAAGCCCTGCTGGACGAGGCGTTAAAGGCCGGCCAGGAGCCGGAGCCGGTCATTACCCAGCGGCTGGACGAGTGGGAGGAAAAGCGGGCCGGGAAGGTAGCCCGGCACGAAAGCTGGAATGCGCTCAATGCCCTGGTGCTGGCCTTCTATGCCCTGGCCTCGGTCACGCGCAAGCGGTGGACGGCGACGGGAGAGACCTGTCCCTATTGCCAGGCGCTGGACGGCAAGGTGGTGGAAATCGAGAAAGTTTTTTTGGCCAAGGATACGGATTTTCAGCCGGAGGGAGCGGACCGGCCGCTAAAAAGCCGGGTGGATTTAGGGCATCCGCCGGCGCATGGCGGGTGTGATTGCATTGTTACGGCAGCTTGAAAGGATGATGGATGATGGATGAAGTTACAACCATTGACCAGGTGATCGAACGGCGCTTTTACCGGGCCGAATTACGGCTGAAGCGGGATGGCGACACGATCAAGATCATCGGTTACGGCAGCGTGTTCAATTCGCTCAGCGATGATATGGGCGGCTGGCAAGAAATTGTTGAGCCGGGCGCGTTCAGTGAGGTCCTGGAGGACGATATCCGCTCGCTGTTCAACCACGATTTCAATATGATCCTGGGCCGGACAGCGGCCGGGACGCTGAAAGTCAAGGAGGATGACATCGGCCTGCGCTATGAGGTCACGCCGCCGGAGACCAGCTATGCCAAAGACCTGATCACCTCGATTGAACGGGGTGACGTGGATCAATCGTCCATCGGCTTTCGGGTCAAGGAGGCCAGGTGGGACACCCAACGGATTATCCCCCTGCGGCGGATCATTAAATACGAGCGGTTGTACGACGTGGGGCCGGTGACGATTCCGGCGTTCCCCACCACCAGCGTGGCGGTTCGAGATTATCTTTCAAACTTACTCAGCCAGGCGGCTGAGCGTGACGAAGTGGCCCGTTTAGGCCAGGCTGCGGGCGATCCGGCCAGGCGACTGGATTTGCTGAAGCGGCGATTGAGATTGGTTAGTAGCCAGTAATCAACAGAAAGGAAAATTTGGATATGGATCCGAAAAAATTACGGCAGGAGCGGGCAAAGCGGATTGCGGACGCCCGTGCTATCCTGGAAGCGGCCGAAAAAGAGGGCCGCGATTTGACCCAGGAGGAACAAAATCAATGGGACGCCCACATGGACGAGGCCGATAAGCTGCTGGGGCGGATCGAGCGGGTTGAGCGGCAGATGCAGCTTGACGGGCAACTGGCCCAGAGCCAGCAGCCGCCGGTCCACCTGCAGGTGCAGACCATGGAGCAGGTGAATGAGCTGGCCGGCGAAGCCCGGCAGGGACATTCAATTCTGGATAGCGAGGTAATCAATCCCATTTTGCACCGCTACCTGGAGGTGGAGCAGCAGGACGCCGAGGCGCGGGCGCGGCAATTGCGCCGGCAGCGGACCTTTGCCCGCTTTCTGCCCCGCTGGATTGCCCAGGACTTCCGGGGGCTGGGGGCCGAGGAATGGCGGGCGCTGCAAGCCGATCTGGATGTGGCCGGGGGGTATCTGCGGCCGCCGGAGCAATTCATAGACCAGTTAATCAAGAACATTGACGATCAAACCTATATCCGCCAGTGGGCGACCACCTTCAGCGTGACCAATTCCGACAGCCTGGGCGTGCCGACCCTGGAAGCGGATCCGGCCGACGCCGATTGGACGTCCGAGCTGGCCACCGGCAACGAGGATACAGCGATGTCATTCGGCAAGCGCGAATTGCACCCCCGCCCGCTGGCCAAGCGGATCAAGGTCAGCCGGAAGCTGATCCGGCAGGTACCCAACTCTGAGGAGTTGGTGCGGATGCGCCTGGCGTATAAATTCGGGATCACCTTTGAGAAGGCCGGCATGACCGGCAACGGGGCCAACCAGCCGCTGGGCCTGTTTGTGGCCTCGAATGATGGCATCCCGACCAGCCGGGACGTGAGCGAGGGCAACACCGCCACGACCATCGAGGCCGACAACCTGATCAACGTCAAGTATGCGGTCAAGGCGGCCTACTGGCCGCGCTGCCGCTGGCTGTTCCACCGGGACGGGATGAAGCAGATCGCCAAGCTGAAGGACGGCAACGGCCAATACCTCTGGCGCGAGAATGTCCGCGTGGGCGAGCCGGACACGGTCCTGGGGCATCCGGCGGGCATTTCAGAGTACGCCCCCAACACGTTCAGCGCCTCCCAATATGTGGGCATGTTTGGCGACTTCAGCTTTTACTGGATCGCCGACGCGCTGACATTTGAGTTGCAGCTCTTGCAAGAACTGTACGCGGAGACCAATCAAGTCGGCCTGATCGGGCGGATGGAGAGCGACGGTCAGCCGGTGCTGGCCGAGGCGTTTGCGCGGGTCAAGCTGGGAGCGTAAGCGGTAGACGGTAGACGGTAGACAGTAGACGGTAGACAGTAGACGGTAAACAAAGGAGGTCACGATGAATTTGAGCAAAAACGTGAAGGTGGTACTGGCTAAAGCCGGGGCCGGCTCGGCCGGGACGGCGGTCACCAGCGATGCGATTGATACGCAGGGTTTTGAGGGCTGCATGTTTGTCGGCTCGATTGCCACGGCTAACGCCGGCAATTTCGCCAAGGTGCAGCAGTCCTCAGACAATGGCGCCGATACCTACGCGGACCTGGAAGGGACGAAGGTGGTGCCGGGCGACAACGGCGACTCGTTCATGATCGACGTGTATCGTCCGCGAGAGCGATATCTGAAATGCCTGGTTACCCGGGCCGGGGCCGACACCGCCACCGGGGATATCTACGCCATTCTGTACGGCCCGGCCAAGGCGCCGACCAGCCACGGGGCGACCATTGACGCGGAGACGCATGTCAGCCCGGCGGAAGGCACGGCCTAAGCGGATCTTAGATTTCGCGCAGCGCTACCCGCAGGGCTACCCGCAGGGCTATCAGTTTGTCAGTTTGTCAGTTTGTGGATCGTGGATTTTGGGAGCGAGAGATAACCCAAAATCCACGATCCAAAATTCAAAAATTGAATAAGGAGACGCTGATGAAGCAGAAAATAACTATCTTGATCGTGGCGGCGGTGGTGACACTGCTGGCGGCGATCGGCCACCTGGGCCCGCTGGCGGCCCTGGCCCAGAATGTGGCCTGTTTTACCCAGCAGGGCGGAGCGAAGGTGGTGGCCGGCAGCGGCTGCACCTATACCTTTCGGAGCGGGTCCAGCGTGGAGGTACAGGCCGGGGCCACGGTTTCACTGGATGAAATCTTGGGGCAAAACGCGATCCTGCAATACCCAACCCCCAACGTGAGGCTCAACTGCAAAACGAACACTATCACCGACACGGCCAGCTACACGGCCACGGTGACGGCTATTTCGACGCCTCAATTCGCCTTGTGCGACCTGAGCGCCATCACCGGCGACGCCGCCCACTGCGGGGCGGCGGTTGGCTCCGGGATTGTAACCATCACCGTGCGTAACTCGGCGGCCACACCGGCCGCCAACAGCGCC